TTGACAACCTGATTAATAAGATTCTGGTAAATGAGCCGAAGTCTAAAATGCTGCGCACGTTCGACGGCGATCAGCCGCTAGTTCGCGCCATTGTCAGCGACAAGTTTAAAACTTTCGACAACGTCGATTTGGTGCAAGCCGCGCTCCCGCAGTTAATGGAAAGCGAAGCGAATTGGAAAATCGTGAACGGGACCGTTACCGACTCCCGTCTTTATATGCGCCTCAAATCCGAAAATCAGGTGGCCGAGCCTGCGATAGGTGACGCCATGGCGAACGGGATTATGCTGCGCAATTCCGAGGTGGGTATGGGTAGCGTCGAGGTCATGCAAATGGTTTGGACCCTATGGTGTCTGAACGGATGCAGTAGCGAAAAGAAAAGCCGCCACACTCACGTCACTAGCGCACGCGGCACCGAGGATTGGTCTTTGCTCACCAGTGAAGCAAAAGACGCGGACAATCACGCGCTGCAATTGAAATTGCGCGACGTTGTCGCCGGTTACACTTCCCGCGATAGTTTTGACGAAGCCGTCGAAATGTTCCGGATCGCGCACGGGGACATTGTCGAGAATGGTTTAGCCAATCCCGCCGCCGTCGTGGATAGCGTCGTCAAAGTGTTAAGCCTCCCGAAAAAATCCAGCGGGGATATCTTGGCCGGTCTAATGCAAACGATCCAGCAGCCCGGTTACACCAACAAGCCAATAAGCCGGGCAACAATCGTTAATGCGGTAACCGCCGTCGCGCACACTGCCGACGCGGACTCGGTTGACGATTGGTATGCAAACGGTCGCGCCGTTCTAGACTTGCCGCGCAACCAGTGGGAAACCATCGCGCTAGCCGCCTGATCGGTCCCCTCACCCGCTCCAATAACCCCGCCCAGCGCGGGGTTTTTTTATGCATGCGATTAGTCTTATAATTCGATCACGCCATACCGGCGCAACATTTGGAGAATGTGAAATGCAAGCTATACAGGTTCGATATCTAAACCCGACCAACACGAAAGGCGCACGTCTTAAAGCTTGGACTCATGGCGCGGCCATGGTTCAGCCGTTCAACTCTGATCGGGACATGTTCCCGCAGTCTCGTGATCTGGCGCAAAGCCTGATCGATTCGCTCGAGTGGAACGTGCCGATAACCGGCGCGGGTACGCTCAAAAATGGCGACGACGTTTTTACTGTGGGGACGATCTAATGCAAAAGCCGCAATTTATCGATCATCTCGCCCAGTTCACCGCCGATCAGCAGTGTGCGCTGGTGCGCATTTTCTGCCGCCACATTCGAGACACCGAGCATCCGTTATATAGAGGCGTCGGCTTCGTGGATTGGGTAGCGCGGGATTGCTACGCCCTACACTTCGACGGCTGCGCGATGGCGAACGTCCCCGATATGGTCATCGGTATAGAGCGCGACGGATACGCGCACACCTAACCGATCCCCCGACCCGATCAACCCCGCCAACGTGCGGGGTTTTTTATGTCTGCGATTAGTCGTATAATCCGGCCACGCCCCGAACCGAGGGCGCAACATTGGAGCAACGAAACATGAACATTCAAAACCAAAACCAACCGGCCACGCGCGAAACCATGGCGGAGTATCTTGACCGGCTCGCTGCCGATCAGATCGAGGCCGGAATGGACGCGACCGGCGCGGATATGAAAGCCGCCGCCGCCGAGATCCGGAAGCTTACGCAAAAGGTCGATCAAATGGCCGCAGCCATGGCCCATGTCGCAAGTCGCGAAGACCAACTAGCCAGCTCTTTGTTTGGATTGTTGGAGGATCGCATACGGGCCGAAGCCGAATCTGCCGCGCAGGATGCGCTGGAAGATTACGATCCGACCGATCACTACAATTTTGCCGACGCGGTCGCCGAGCAAACCGCCGACTCTGGCGAAGATCGGACCCGCGAGATTGTCCGCGAAGCGATTGAAGGCGGCTCGTTTACCTTCCACGTCTGATCGTTGGACCCGATCCAATCAACCCCGCCGAGCGCGGGGTTTTTTGTGTCTTTTAAAAAGTGAAACAAGCCGCGCCCCGCCTCCCGCCCGCCGGTTGAAACGTACCGCGATCCGCGCTCCCCGATCCACGATTGGCTAAACCTATTAAAAGTTTGGCGATCTGGCCCCGATCGGAGCCGATCGGAGTCAGAATTTCCGATCCACGATTGATACCGACTATCGAACCGCGCCCGATCCGCGATCCGCGATCCGCGAACCGCGCTAAAGTTTTGCCGGTTTGGTCGCCGTTGGACGTTTCCCGCCGCCGGTTTGGAAGTTTCCGTTTAACTTCCACCCGCCGCGCCCTACCCGATCCGGACCGATCCGGACCGAACCGCGCTAAACTTTCGTCGGTTTTTTTCCCGTGGAAGTTTCCCGCCGTCGGTTTGGAAGTTTCCCGTTTGACTTCCACCCGACGCCGCCGCCGACGATCCCCGCCGCCGACGATCCGCGACCCGTGGAAGTTTCCCGTTTGACTTCCACCCGCGACCCGCGACCCGCCCCCCCCGACCCGCGACCCGCGCCCGCCGGTTTAGGGTCCCCCCGACAATAAAGGTTAGCCGCGATGCCCGCAGGGACCCCCGCCCAGATTCCAACGCGGTCGTTAGATAAAAAAAACAAAGCGCGTAAAGGTGCAGGTTTCACGCAAACAACCCACTTCTGAAACAAATGGCTTTAACTGAATAAAAAAAGTGCTATATTTCGCAAAAATAAGCCGAATTTATGGGATTACGCGCATGGCAGAGGTGGAGAAAAAAGTCGAAACACGGGGCAGGCCAAAGCTTTCTGAAAATACAAGATTGACCGGAAAGCAACTCAAGTTTGTCGAACTGATCGCGACACGCGAGGGACAAGACACGTTACGAAATTTGGCCGTTGAAGCCGGGTTTAGTGTCAGCGGGGCGCATACGCGTGCCTACGAGATGCTCAACCCTAGAAAATCACCCCACATCGTAAAAGCACTTAAAGAACGAAGGGCCGAACTTGCTGAAAAGTACGAGGTCAGCTACGCAAGGCATATACGCGACCTGCAGCACATCCGCGATGAAGCTATAGCTGCGGGCGCATACTCTGCTGCGGTTCAAGCGGAGAAGGCTCGTGGCCTAGCGCAGGGCGATATTTACGTCAGTAAGTCTGAGGTTCGCCATGGATCTATTGATCAGATGAGCAAAGCCGAGGTCAAAAAAGCTTTGGATGAGCTAAAACGCCAACTTGGCGAGAAGGTGATAGATGTCGAACCAGACAGAGTCGAGCTTTTGGAAGCAAGTCAAGACGGGGCTATCCAACACTGATGTAGTTTGCACGCGGATTGAGAACAGCAGCACGCCGGGCGTACCGGATCTATTGTTACTCGACCGTCAGAAGAACTTTCATTTGTTAGAGCTAAAGGTCGCGAAAGGTAACAAAGTGCTGCTTAGTCCGCATCAGGTGTCTTTTGCTACGCGGCACAGGGGCGCTAACTCGTGGATCGCGGTCAAAAAGGATGACACCGTGTACTTGTACCGGTCGGATCAAGCGATAGAAGTTTTTGAAGACGGCCTGCGCACCGTGGCTCACGGCTCGTTTACCAAGCCAATCAACTGGGCAGAACTGCTTACCACCATTGAAACGTATAGGGTCCCCCGTGAATCTTGACACTCAAACAGACGCGGACATACAGAAACTTCGCTTAGAGCTTCGTTTAAAGCAATTGGAGAAGGTAGAAACTTGTCAGAATGAATTTTTACCATTTGTACGCTCTATGTGGCCGGAGTTCATTGCGGGTCGGCACCACCATTTGATCGCGGAGAAGATGGAGCAGATCGCCTCTGGGAAGTTGAAACGATTGATTATCAACATGCCGCCGCGTCATACGAAAAGTGAGTTTGCTTCTTATTTGTTTCCGGCGTGGATGATAGGTCGTAATCCGTCGATGAAGATCATTCAGGCCACGCACACCACCGAACTAGCGGTAAACTTCGGTCGTAAGGTAAAAAATTTGCTGGAAACGGACGAGTACAAGGAAATTTTTGACGATACGAAGCTGTCTGCGGACAGTAAGGCGTCTGGCCGGTGGGACACAAAGTCGGGTGGTATGTACTACGCGGTGGGCGTGGGGTCGAACTTGGCGGGACGTGGTGGTGATTTGATCATTATTGACGATCCGCACTCCGAGCAGACGGCGATGTCGGCGAGTGGGTTTGAGAATGCATGGGAGTGGTACACGGCGGGTCCCCGACAACGTCTCCAGCCGGGCGGTGCTATTGTTTTGGTGCAGACTCGGTGGTCAGAAAAGGACATGACGGGGAATTTGGTGCGTCAAATGACTAAAGACCCCCATGCGGACCAGTGGGAAGTGTTGGAATTACCTGCAATTTTTGAGTCGGGGGACCCCTGTTGGCCGGAATTTTGGAAAAAAGAAGAATTAGAGTCGGTTAAGGCGTCAATCCCGTCGTATCAGTGGAATGCGCAGTACCAGCAGAACCCGACTTCTGAGACTTTGGCTATTTTGAAGCGCGAGTGGTGGAATGTTTGGGAAAAAGACCACATTCCGAACCTTCATTACGTGATCCAAAGCTACGATACGGCGTTTAGTAAGCGAGAAACGGCTGACTACAGTGCGATTACGACGTGGGGAGTGTTTTACCCCGAAGAAATTGGTGGTCCGGCTCATTTAATACTGCTTGATGCGAAAAAAGGGCGGTGGGATTTCCCAGAATTGAAGGAAGTTGCGTTAGATCAGTACAAATACTGGGAACCAGAGACGGTTATTGTGGAAGCGAAGGCGTCAGGGACCCCTCTGACTCAGGAATTGCGTCAATTGGGCATTCCGGTGGTAAATTTCACGCCCAGCCGTGGAAATGACAAGCTTTCTAGGGTACACAGTATATCTCCGTTGTTTGAAGCTGGTATGATTTGGGCACCGGACGAGTCATGGGCGCAAGAAGTGGTGGAAGAATGCGCTGCTTTTCCTAACGGGACTCACGATGACTTGGTGGACAGCACCACACAGGCGCTGATGCGCTATCGGCAGGGTAACTTTGTTCAGTTGCCCAGTGATGATTGGGAAGATGACGAGGGATCTATGAATATAAGGGCGGGCGCATACTATGGTTAATCCAATCATTCCGGTGGCGACGTTGATTGCTAGATTGAACGCGGCTCGTAGTAAAGCTTCAAAGTTAAACAAAGAGCTTGTTACTGAGTCGATGAAGCCTCGCACGCGTAAAATGAAAGAGAAAGAATTTAGGGAAACGCTCGAAAGAGCGAAAGATCTAGAAAAACAAATCCCACCGGACACGCCCGGATTTGCTATGGGAGGCGGCGTTATGCAACGACGTACTCCGGTAACTAGTGGCCTCACCAACCTGCTTAGTAAATACAACACTTCGGGACCCTTGGCCGGTGCCGGAAATGTTCCACGTGGAACAATGCCTGTTCAGATGAACCAAGGCGGTCGGCCAGATTACATGCAATATGATCGTGGCGACTATGCTCGATCTTCAAATACGCCCGGCATGGGTCCTGCGATGATGAATCCGGGTTTTAGTCTAATAAGCCCGGAAGCTATCCGTGCTGCTATAGCAGCTTCGCAATCAACTCCAGCGGAACCTCCTGCGGCTCCTATAGTTAGCGCACCGCCGCCCGCGCAACAACAAACGGCTCCGTTTACGCCCTCTAGTGGAATTGTTGCGGGCGGACCGGCACCGGGCGAATACGATACGGAAGTGATCAAAGATGATGATGGGATTATCCTAGAGGGCAGAACCGAGATACCGCAACCCGATCCTTTACCCCCACCGCCCCCTCCACCGGTGGTGGATGTAGTGCAACCGCCAAGTCCGCCGATGACTCCGCCGCCTATGCTGCCACCTGCCCCGGATTTACCGCCACCGGTATACACACCGCCGCCGCCAACTGAGGTAACGGTGCCCACGGAGCCGATGTTTACGCCTCCGCCTATAGCAGACACCCCGGATCTTCCTACGCCGGGAATGTTGTCTGATGCAGTCGTTGATTTTGATATTTCAGACGAAATTACGCCTCAGACGGAAGGCTATGCAACTACTCGTGGAATGAACATTGCCGCCACAGGTGACCCTTTTGGCGATGCGGTAGAGGGCGAGTACCAGATGCCTATCTACAAGCCGCAAGTGTCGGCTGGGGCAATGCCTTTCTTGAGCGTTCGTTACGGTCGCCCGACAACGCCGTCTGACCAACCGCCGCCAAGATCGGATCAGTACTCTACCGGAAGTTTGGGCAGAGCTAATTACGCGGAAGCCTTGGCGAATTGGGAACGGCTGTACGGCCCGGTTGAAGACTATCAAGCGCCTGATACTGATGCGGTTATGGGGGATACTAGCGCCGCCGAGTCTACCGG